GCGAATTAGTAGCAACTACAAACGCAGATGCACGAATGACCGTATCTGGCCGGGCTGTAGCCGTAGCTCCACCCGCAGCAGCAATACCGATAGAGACTGCCGAAACGGCAGCTACCAGTACAGTTGTTGCGACAGCAGAGGCACGGATGTTAGCCATTAGAAGTTCTCTCTGACCGTAAAGCGTAGTGTGTCATACACAGTCTGTACTTCACCGTTAAAGTTAATCACAATCTCGCCTTCGTACATGCCGGGGTCTACGTCAAGTACACCACCAGCAAAGTTAAATTGTATCTGTCCAGTTGTGCCACCACTCATCTTGGAAGTAGGGATAGTGGACAACAGTGTAGTTGTACCAGCTTCACGGAACTTAATCGTGACAACGGTAGTGGACAAAGACAAATCAATAGGTGCACCAGTTTGGTCGTCAGTCAGCGTTAAAACAATGACTGGCTTTTCATCACCTTCTACTAAACGAATGACATCAGCAGCCATATTGTCCTCACGCTAAAGGGCGCATCTGCACGGTCATCGAGGCACGGGCTGCACCTAGATTCGCTCTTGCTCTGCGCTCGGTTATTTTTGAAAGATATTGCTTGGCATGATACGTAGCCAACTCACGGTCACTCCAGTTTTTGTTTGGCATGACGAGAAGATGTTGCAACGCACCGTGCATGATGACGTTCTCTAGGTCATCAAAGATTGTCTTATCCATGCCTGTAGCCGTACGTAAAGGCTTTAGAACCACAATCATCTTGAGGTCGTACGATACAGAATCATCAGGTAGCGGGGCAAGAACAAAGCTGTCAGGGTCTAACTGACAGATAAACTTTGGGTCAGCCCGCTGGTTTATATCTAAATCAGGCCACTGTGGATAGGTGTCATACAACTGCTCAAGCGTCAAAGGCGAGAGTGGTGCACCATTTACTGTGGCTGTAAGGAAAGCGTGGACTTCAGTCTGAGTTGGGTTGTTGTACGGATACTCGTACACGCCCGGGGTCAGACGGATTGAAGGTTGCTGATAACGCCATGCAAGCGTACGCTCGCACGTCTCAATCGCTGAATCACGAATATGTTGCTCTAAGATTGGCTGAGGACAGCCCGGTACACTTGCCGCAAGGCGTGTAGCCAACGAGAGAAATGTGCGAGTACTCATGAGGCGATTACCTGTTCTTTAGCTAGACCCGCTTCTTCCGTGTCAGTCAGTGACCTTGCCTGTGCGCTCACACCAAGGGCTTGGGTAAACGATTGCTGGAACAACTGCGCACGGTTAGAGTTTACATGCTCATTATCTACGGATTCGGCTAAGAACACAGTACCGTCAACCACAACAGGGAAGAAGGCATCGGGCAGCAAAGCCACGGTGTCTACACCAGCGTAGTTTGGAGGGGTCTGTGCGTATTCCCCGATAAGAACTTGTCCTGCGGGGGCTTTGGGGTAGATGAAGAACTTATTGGGGTTGCGCACATGGCGCATCCAGTTGACCGTTGGGCCAGCAGCATCATTCATCCAGCCGGGGTATGTCTGGTCAAGCGAGTTGCGGTCAACCTCAGTCACACCCGCACCATCTTTGACTTGAAAAATTTCTACGATACGAACCGAATCAATCGGAGGAGACTGGATTACAGCCCCTGCCGTAGTTGGAATCTCCCCGATGAAGGCAAAGAGGTCAGGGCGCAATACAGACATACGCTTAAGCGTTTGATTGGCAAAGCCCAGTAACACCGCATCGCTGTAGCGTTGAGGTGCACTGATGTCTTGTAAAAGGCGACGAGCCTCTGTGACTACATCATTGAGTATCATTCGGGTAATCCCTTAGAAGCATCAGCGTTGAGTTCATGGTTTTCGATACGAGGCTCAACTGGAATTTCTTCCACAGGGGTCTCTAGTTTCAAACCTGTTTTGCGACCAGCTTGTTTCTTTGGGATGAACTTCTCAGGAAAGGCTTCTTCCTCAGTTACTTCCTCAACCATTGGGTTTTCAGCCAACAGTGCTGTGTAGTCGTAGATAAAACCGTCTTGCTTGTTTCGTAGAAAGCGTGCCATACGTCACTCCTATTTTTTTGCTGCGTTCATATTATCAACCAAGTTGGGGTATTTACGCCCAGCTTTTTTGGCTGCTGCTTTTGCCTTTGCTTTCTGCTCAGGCGACAAAGGCTTAGATTTACCTAATCCCTTTGGTCTTGGTTTGTCCCAGACTTGTTTCACCATTTCACCTTATCCGCCCAGTATGCCGCAGACATTTTGCCCTTGGCGATGTTCTTTGCATGACGAGCTTCAAAACTTTTCTTACGTGCTTTCTCGCTGGCAGTCGTAGGATTTGCTCCTGCGCCTTTTACGCCTTGTTGCCCGAAACGAATTGTCTTGACCTCAGTACCAGACTTTGCCACAACTACGTGACTTTTGGTAGGGTGGTTAGGAGTACGCTTAGGTTGGTTGAATCCTGATACCCCAGCACGCTCTAGTCGTGAATCTTTGGTAGCCATCACACCTCCTCGTAGATTACGGTAATTTTTGTACCGCTAACTACGGTAGCGTAGATTCCATCATCAAACAACACACCCGGTTCTGAAAGCGTAAATACTTGTTGCCCTTTACCATACACATCAAACGTATAGTAAGGCTCGCTACCAGCAGGGGCTGCTGTTAAATCATAAAACCTGTATTCTGAATCAGCACTAATAGGATGCGCAACAATCAGTTGCTTGAACAAAGCACGCTGACCAGTAACTAGACCGGATGCAGTAAGTTGTTTTGCTTTTAAAAGTGCCATCTTGCTCTCCTATGTAGGAAGGGGGCCGAAGCCCCCCGCCTTTTAGCTTACGTCAGCAACAACAGCAAACACGCGAATTTTGCCAGTTGTAGGAGCAGCAGTATTGATTAGCAAATCAATAGTGTCTGCGACCTTAACAGCAGTCGGGTTAGCCAAGTCAGCAATAGTGTAACCAGCAGTGCTGATAGCAGCATCGTTAGCGTATGCGTTAACAGCAGCAGGTGAAGCACCTGTGAAGCCAAGGTCAAACGTAGCGGTGCTTGCGTCAGTAGTAATAACCTCAATACCAGCAGACAAAACAACTGCGTTGGCAGGAAGGTTGATTACTTGCATGACGTCGGCAGCAGCCAATGCGGTAGCACCAGCAGCAGTACGAGCAGCGTTGATAGCAGCAAAGTCAAGCTCAACGTCAAACTTCGAAATGAAGTCAACGAGTGCTGGAAACGCCGCTGAGCCTTTGTTAAAGCCCAATGAGTCGGTATATGTAGCCATTTTAAATCTCCAAAAAGTTAAGAACAGGGGGCCGAAACCCCCTAGTTGATTACGCCAAAGTAACGATACCCTGAGACAATGCCTCAGGCTTAATCACTTGGTAGCCATAAACTTGCAAGCCACGAATGACGTTACCGAAAGTAGACTCTGCACGCAAAGACTCCATCTCAGTCATCTGTGAAGCGAAAGTAAAGCCCATCTTGTGACCAGAAATGATGCTGAACTTACCAGAAGTCACAGACAAGTTGTGGCTTACATAGACAGTAAAGCGGTCAATCATACCCAAGCGACCGTTACGCAACACAGAGATGCTGTCACCAGTGATAGAAGCATCCTTCAAGTCTGACTTCTTAATGAAGCCAGCCATCTTGGCTGGAACAATCAAAAAGCGGTCAGCTTCAGGGCAGTTTGCTTCGTCAAGAACAGTGCCCATGTCTACGATGTAGTCAAGGACGTTAGTCTTGGTGATAGCTACTGGAGTACCAGTTGTGCCCAAGTTGATGTTGCCAGTAATACGACCAGCAGTTGCGCCTTTGTTCAAGGAAGAAATGCTTGGCAGAATATCTGTCAAAACACGTTGGTCAATCTTAATCTTCATACGCTCAGAAGCGTCTTTAGACCAAGTGTCCATCATGTTCACATCAGTTTGAACCTTGTCCACGTCGTCTTCGATACAGGCAAAGTACTCGCCCTTGTCGATAACCAATTGGATTTTTGGCTTATCAGGATTCTCAACGCTCAGGGTTTGGCCCTTAACGTAAGTCTTGATGGTGATTTCAGGAGTGGTACGGATGTTAACCGTGTCACCCATTTTACGAATTTCACCTTCGTAGTTAGTGTTAGAGATTGCTGCGAGCACGGTGGCGTCGTAGAAATTCTCGATGAGTTTACCAGACCAGATTTCTGGGATGAAGTTACCCGAATAGTTCGGGCGGCCTGCGGCTACGGGAAATGCCATGATATTACTCCTCTAATCAAGCGTTAACAATTATGCGACCTTCTCTCTGTGCAGAGAAAATGTCACGTTCGATGCGGTCACGCTCTGCTTCACGTCCTTTGTACTTGCCTAGACGAACATCGTTGAAGAAAGTTTTGATGTCATCAGGGCTGTAGTTCTTGGCGTTTGTTCCTGTTGGTGCACCTGTGCTACGTCCCTTACCGGGGGTAACTTGGCGTTCCAACTCAGAAGCAGACACATTCCGGCGGGTGTTTTGAGCAGCAGTGGCTTGTCCAGTTATCTCAAGCCAAGACTTAAAGAAGTTACCTACTCTGCGCACATCGAGGCCACGTTGCGCGTCCTCAAGGATAGTCTGACGGCTGATACCAGACAACGGGTCGGTCTCAAGAAGCCAAGACTGGAAGTCTGGGTCTTCGTTGATGTCTTTCCAGTTGGGGATGTAGCCTGTCAAGTCCATCCAAAATTGTTGCTCGGCAGTCATGGCTTGACGGTGTGCAAGGTTATTCACCTGTGGCACTACGTTAGTCTGAAACTGCTGAAGCAAGCGGTCAAGCTGTGCAATTTTCTGGGCGACAGGAATTAACTCCTCCCGTGTCACACGACGCATAACGTCTAGTGACTCCCCATATTCCTCTTGGTCTTTCTCAGTAACTAGCGGGTCAATACTGGCCTGCCCTGAGCGACTTGAAGACTGTTGCGCAGAAATCGTCGCCAACAATTGCTCCATCTGCTGCAAACGACCTGAGAGTTCTTTGTTCTGCCCATGTAGGCGAGGAACTTCGGCGTTATACATGCCTTGGAGGGTGCGGTATTTCTGAGATAGATTTTCTTCTGAGCCTTTTCCATCATCTTTCGTGTGCTCAACACTAGATGACTGAGCAGCATTGTTCGAGCCAGCGTCATCGTCGGCGGTCGGAGTGCTTGTATTAGCCTCATTATTGGGCGGAGTTCCACCGTCGGCTGGAGGATTTTGCCCTTCGCCATTGGTTCCATCACCATTAAGTTGCTTATACAGTTCTTGAACTGCCTCGGTCTGTTTACGAATTTGCTCTGGAAGTGCCATAGTAAAACGCTCCTATCGGTATGCGTGGATTAGACGGCGAGTCATATCATGACTTTGCCGCTAGTTCAGGGGACTCTTTGGCGAGTTTGTAAATCTCACCCAAAACTTGGCATCGCCCCTGCATCAATGCCGCGTTGTTTATCGCAGATGGTAGCTGCTCTAGCTCGTGCATACGCCATGCCTTCAACCAATCCAGAAGTTCTGGATGCTGACGCACAGCGACAGAAAGAGCCTTTACAACTGCCGGGTCAGGACGTATCACGGCTGACCTCCACTACGATTCATGACTGTGTTTGCTTCCATACCACCTTTGGGTGTGCCATCAGGTTGGAGTGCCGCTCCAGCGGGCTGCTGTTGGGCAGCCTGTTGTGCTTGAGCTTGCTCCGCAGCCGCTGCTACGCGACCTTGATAAGCGAGTTTGTCCCGAGATGGAATGAGTTCATCCACAGACATCTGCAATCCTTTAGCCACTTCACGAAGAATCGCTGCACGGCCATCCTTACCAAGAATCGACATGTCGATTTCATTGGCGGTTGCATTAAGGAATTCGATACGGCGCACGTTGACAGTCTCTTTGACAGCCAAGTTGATTGCGCCTTTGGCGATGACTTGTACATCACCCTTAATAGATTCATCCTCGTCGTAACGCATGTTGTACACGAACTGACGTTGGACAATAGGTTTAATCACATCACCGTCGATGTGACCAACTACTTGGCGGATACCTTTACCAGCAGCGCCCATCAGCATGGACAGGCCAGACGATGTACGGCCTGCGCCTTGTACATCCGTGTTGCCATAAAGGTAGGCTGGGATACCGGAGTGGTCATCAGCCAAGCGTGCAAATTTATCGTACACAGCCACAAGGGTCTGTGCGTTGTCATCTGGTTGTGTGAAGCGTACAGCAGGTGCACTCGAACCCACAGGGTCGTTGGTCACTTGCCAAATCTTCCAAGGTGACATCTGTGTGATGTCTTCGTTCGGAGGAATACGCTCTAGGTTTACTTCGACCTGAGGGCCAGAAGCAATACCCATGTTGTTCACTAACGCACGAGCAGCAGCATTACACACGTTCTGCAAGTCTTCGATGATTTCAGGAATACCCTTACCCCAGAACGCACCGGGGCACTTGATAAACGAAGTCTTAGCGTATGGCTTCTGACCCAGTGGGTCATAGTTCAATACAGCCTTGATGACGTAGTTACCAATCATCCAGACGTTGGCATCGTACTCTTGAGCTTCGTCAGGGATTTCTTCTTCAGTCAATCCCCACTCACGAAGCATCTTGCCGGAGACTTTGCCCCAGAACTCAAGTGCATCGAACACATCGGTCGGACGCATGTAGGAATAGAACTTGCGCTCCTCCTCGTTCTTAATCAACTCCACGTCTTCGTTAATCCAAGATGGGCCTGCGCCTTCATCTAGGATGGTACGAATAGCGTCATCGTCGTAACCCGGCACACCAATAAGGTCTGATAGGTCAGGGCGAGACAGTGGGTGATGTTCGAACAAGTACCCATCTTCGATACGGGTAATACCCGGCTCAGGATAAATACGGAACGGGTCAACTCGCTCAAACTCAGGAGCAAGTCTTTCAATTGGTTCTACAGTCGTACGACCATCAACTATTTTCCAACCAAGTGTACGTTGACGACGCACAATCGGGCCTTTGATAAAGGCACATGGGTAAGTCACGAGGTCAGTAACGAAGTCATTGAACGAATCAGCCCAGCCGC